TACCGCATTAGCAGCACCTGCAATAGAGTCATCTTCTAACTTACCTAGACCAAGTACAGTAGCGGTCATCATGTTGTAAGTAGTGATTGTATCCGTCCATGGAACGTTAACTACTAATTGCCCGCTTGAGTTTAACTGACTGCCATACGTTCTTCCTGCGGTAGAGCTTACTGAGTTAGCAGCTACTGATTGATCTGTGTTACTGAATAATTCAATACCACCTCGTACTGTAGAAGTTGCTTCTGGTAATACGTAAGTACCTGCGGGTGTAGCCCAGTTTCCAGCTCCGTTAAGGAACGTTCCAGCTGCACCTCCAGAAGGCACAATACCTAATGAAGAACCTCCGCCATATATATCAGATGAAACAAACCCGTTAGCAGTTACATTAAAGTGTGCTGAGTTAAATCCTGCAATACCTTTTGTTGTTGCTCCGTCAGAAGCTCCTTCACCGGCAATATCTTGTCCAGATTGAACGACTGTCCAGTTAGCAAATGTTGCGCCAGGATTATCTTGATTAGCATATATTAAATCCCCAGGCTGAACTTCTTCTGAAAAGAAATCACCTGTGTCTGTAACTGCCCAGAACCAACCATTTTTAATATTGGAAGAAGGTGAAGTATCTAAATCAGGTGTGTTAGTTGCTGCGTTGTAACCTCCTTGAAATATTGATTGACCAACGTTTGATTGATCCACATATTGCTTTGAAGCTGCGTTAGCGGCAATTGTTGGAGTAACAGGTATTACTATATTACTACTAAATGTTTTTGTTCCTCCTATAGTTTGATTGTTTGTTGTTCTAACAACCGATTCATCTACTTCAATGTCGTTTGCGTTAGCTGTAATACCACTACCACCTATTACATTTAAAGTAGGGTTAAGAGTTGAAGTACCACTTTGCGTCATACCAGTTCCCGCTGTTACAGAAGTTACTGTACCGTCGAATTGATCATTAGAAGTAATTGTAATTGTAGATCCAGAACGTGTTACACTTGTTGTACCCGCCCCAGTATATAATATACTATCTGTAGTTCCAGTTGATGGTACTAAATTAATAGTAGCGGTACCATTTCCAGAACCCGTTGCTGTTAAATCATAAGTTGTATCTCCATCAGATCCTGTTTGAAAATCAACCCATGCTGTACCATTATACAATTTAAGTTTATTGGTGGATGTATTATAATAAATTTTACCTGCAATTCCAGATGGGTCTGATGTTGCATTATCAATAACTACTTGTTGAAGTTCATTGTTATTTAAATCAATGTTCCAACTAGAGTTTATCCCTGTTAAAAATTTTACCGCCATTTTATTTTTTATTTAATTATTTATTTTAATTTAAAAATGCACAACCTGAAAACATGTCTGCAAAAGTTATTTCTATTACATTAGTTGATAAATAATCTACATCACCAACTACTATTACATTATTATTATCAACTACTGTAACTGATGGATATTTTCCTAAATTATGTGTTATTGTCCATTTTTGAAATGGTGTTGAAAAACATTGTGAATATGTTCCAACAGATTTAATTAATTCTTCTAAATCTAAAATAGTACATACATTACTTGGTGTTGCTGCACAATCTACACTAGCAGTAGAGTTTATTGCAGCTAAAGGTCCTACAAATACACCAGGAGTAGATGAAAATAAAATTGCTTTATCAGTTTTTTTATTTTGCCAATCACATAAAAAATGATTTATTACAGAACTTTCATAATCAACAAAACAACATGGGCTAATACCAAATTTTTTTTCTCTAAATGCTATGTAAACTTGTTGGGCAAAGTTTTGCTCTACATTAATTTTTTTATTTAATGCAAGTGTTTTAATATAGTCAGTATTAGATCTCTTTGCTATTGCCATTTTATTAATTTCTTAAGTTTTGTATTTGTTGTTTTGCTAATTCTTGTGATAAATTATTTTTAGCATTAGCATTATTTTTTATTGTTGATTCACAATTTTTACAAACAATTGATCCATCACTTAAAGTATTTTTTTGACATCCACATGTAAATACTTTATTGCACTTACTACAATTCATAATTTTGGTTTTAAATTATATTTATACTGTATATGTATTAGTACCACCACAATTTCCTGATGGACATGATATTTTATTTAATCTTTGTTTAGCGTAATTGTAAAGTTGCATTCCTTGTGCAGCTGATTCACAATATTCTGTATTTGCTACAGCAGCATCTATTAATGTTCTAATAAAATTCATTTCATCTAAAAGACTTTGTTTTCTAGATTCAGGTTGACATGCTTGTACATCTAAATCACATAATACTTTATAATACTCAGTCATTAAAGATGTTACTCTTAAATGGTTATATTCAACAAATACTTTAGTATTAGGTGATACACTATATCTAATAATATAAATTCCGTCAGGTATATTTTGCTGAACTGTACCGCAATTAATTTTTTGAATTGCCATAATGCATGCATTTAAGCACATATCAAAATCTTTATTTACTTTAATCAATACAGGTACTGAAAATCCGGGTAATGTAATTAAAAGTTCTTCACAATCTACAGCAAGCTCCGAAGAGTACTGGCTAGTATCTTTTATACATAATAATTCACAGTTAGATACTGTGGGTATTTCTAAACTTAATATATGTTTATTTGCCATGTTTTTTTATTTCACACTCTATATAGATAATATACAAAAAAAACTAGATATTATAAAATAAAAAGAGCAGGAGTTTAATACCCCTGCTCTAATTAATTTTAAAACCTAATAAATACTTAAGTTTTGTAATATAAAATTTATCCTAAGTCTGTTTCAAGAGCAATATTATTACCTGCAGCATTTGCTAAAGTAACAACTTGATTTGCTAATGCTGTTACAGCAGTAATTGCCGCACCATCAGAACACTTTACATAAATTTGATATACATATTGGTCATTATCAAAAACACCACTCGGGTTATTGAATCTTGGCACAACATGCTGAATATAAAAAGCTCTATAAGTTGCAGTTCTATCTACAGCACCAAGAAGCTCATCAGACATTTCAATTTCTCTAATTCTAGCACTATCAGCGTTTCCTTGATTATAAGGAGATTGACGGTATCTTTCAGATAAAATTAAGTCTCTAATTACAGCCTCACCTTGAGTTGCTTGCATTTGACCTGGAGTTCTAGTAGCAGTTCCACAATCGTTACATGGATCTCCAGTTTCATCTAGGATACTTGCAATAATTTCAACAGGCTCTGCATTAAAGTGATCTCTTGTGTCAAAAGAACAATCTCCAAATTTAGTACTTACATATGCTCCAACAAAATGTACTGTAGCAGATACTGTAGCTGCAGCAGCATTTGGAGTTGTAGAAGCTACATAGTTTCCAGAAGCAGCTTTTCCTTGTGCTTGAGCAATACTGTATATACTCTGAACTACTGCACCAGCAGCATCAGCAACACTTACTACAACACCACCTTCACTTACAGCAGTAACAGTTAAAGTAGCATCAGTTGTAGAACCTGAGTCAACAACAGTTAATACATCACCAACCGCATAACCTGAACCAACAGCAGCATAACTAAATGTTAAAATAACACCTGTTCCACTTACAGTTAAAACATTAATTTTAGCTCCAGATCCTCCAGCAGGAGAAACAGTAGTTGCAGCAGAAGCAGCACCAACAGTAACAGAATAACCTACACCACCAGATAAAGTTGCAGTTTTAACACCATCTAAATCAGCCTCAGCCACAAATGGAGTAATTAATGGATTACCACCTTGGTAACCTACATCATCTTTTCCTAGTCCATTTCCAACAACTTGTGCAGCTTCAGTAGCTAACACTAATGCAGGATCTAAAAATTCTTGTCCATCAATACAGCAAATGTTTGCAGAATCACCAATTGCATAAGCATTGTGATTTAAGAAACGTAATGCTGGAGAACCTTTCACATCCATTCTCATAAATTGTGTAGTTCCACATGGAGTACATTCAGCACCTAAAGATAATGAGGCAGTAGCTTGTTGTGCTACTAAACAATCAGATGCCCACACTCTTGAAATGTATTTAGGGTTTATACCTTTTGATTTTACTGATTCTTTGTATCCACCATGACCTGGATTGTTACCAATCGTGTCTTTTGTGTAGAAACTTCCTTGAACCAAGTATGCATGTGAATTAGCCGGTAAGGCAGCTCCTGGAATAGCCATTGTTGTCCAATCAGAATCTTTCACAAGTCCTAACTCCCCTGCTGCAAGCAAAGCAGTTGACACACCTGCAACTGCTTCAGTTGAGGATGCCACAAACGTTTTGTAAAACGCATTATTAAAATATGCCATATTATTTATTTTGTGAGAGGACCATTACCCCCTCTGGTTATATATAATGATTTAAACAGTTTACTCTGCTCGTAACTTCTTTGTTACTATATTAATATACAAAATATTAATTATATATTAATTATTAATTATTTCTTTCTGCTGCAGCCTGAGCTCTTTGTTGCTGATATACACTTTCTATATCTCCTGCAATTATTGATGCTGCATCATCAAGCATTACTTCAGCTAAATCATCTTTAAATTCACAATTTACATTTGTTGTAGAAACTGCCCCTGTATATGGATTAACACAATTAATTATTTGTATATATGTAGGTTGTCTATAATAAGTTAATACTGGATTTACAATTTTAAATTCTGCATTTCTATATATTCTTATTTTATTATCTAACATTGTACAAAAAGTTTCTCCCCAATCAAAACTGGGATTTTTTAAAGGATCCCGCATTATGATATTTACATTTGATTCTTCAGCTAAATAAACTGTCATATCCCTTGCAGGACAACATTCTGTTTTAGCATCTGTACTAACTCTTTTAAACTCTAAATATGTATCAACAGGAAAATTATCAGTTTCAAAATATGTATCAGTATTGGTTCCTGTTAAAGACAATTCTAATAATAAAGGTTGTAAATCATCTATTCTTTTTTTAGATAATTCATCACCTTCTTTGTACATATTACCACCATGTAAATTTCTTCTGCACCACTCTACTTGAGCTTTATTAAATGCTTCTACAAACTGCCAACATTCTATATTGTCATAATCTTGACTATCTAATTTGTTTAACCGTTGTTTTAATTTAATTAAAAGTGTACTGTTTTCCATTATTTACAATTTATGAATTCCAATAGGGTTCAACTTTTTCTAAAATAGAAGTTAATGCTTCATCATTTTCTGGTTTTTTTAAAAAATCAAATACTTCAGAAGGACTTTTTCCTAATCTAATACCACTATCAATTGGTTCAATCCAACCCCCAGCTTTAGTTGTGATAAATCTATAATATAAAGCATCTTTTATAAGTGCTCTAATTTTTAATTCTTCCATAGTAAGTTGAGCAACTTCTAAAAATTGTCCAGCAGCTCTTTTCTTAGAAGACTCTGCACCTAAACCATTTATGTAATTATCCATGTTTTCATATAAAATATCATTTGGTGTTGATTTAATATATTGTACACTATCAACATCACATATTTTTGCAACATACATTAGTTTTGTTGAATTAGAATCATATAATTTTTGCAACTCAACTAACCCTCTATTTTTAAGTTTACTTAATTCTGTTCTTGTACTTAAACTTTCTTCTACAGTATCTAAATAAAATTTAGGTGGGTTGTTAGCTTCTTTAGCTTCTCTAAGTGATTTTGCTACAATAGAAAAACCACCTGCATTAATTGCATGTATTTTAATTAAATCATACGGATCTTTTTCTGGATCTAAAAAAACTGGATCATTACCACATCTTAAACTAATTTTATCCCAGAATTTTGAATTATCTGGTTTCATTATAGTTAATTTATTCCAAAATTCTTTATCATCAACTTCAATTACATTTGCAGCTAATTCTGCTTCTAGTTGTGCAACAACTTGTCTAATTTCTTTTATTTTTGCTTTCTTTTTTTCTTTTGAAAGCATTTTTACATCAGGTGCAAATTCATTTAATCCTGTAACATAACGTTTAACACCATTCATTTCTAAACATGCTAAATTTTCTTCATGGTACACACCATCATGTAATGACAATCCATATTGTTCTAATCCCATATTTTCTTTGCTTGGACTAAAATATGGACGTACTGCAATAGTTGGACTTTTTCCTAATTGATACTTTTCTACAATTGTGTAATCGCTCATTGTGTTTTTGGTTTTAAAATTAATAATTTAACAAAATCAAAAGTACATATTTTATGTACGTTTTTATATATTAATAATTTCTAAAGCAAGATATTAAATCTTGCTAAAGTTTTTGATTTTATTCAACTACAACTTTCATATCTCCTGCGGTGTGATATAAATCACCTTTTACTAAACCTGCTGCTTTTGCTGCAGCATTATCAGCATAGTCTTTAACTAATATATCTTTACCAACTGCTTTTGAAGCAATTATTTTAGAAACACTTAAATTTGTAAATTCAGTTGTTTTATTTGCTAACTTTATATCTAGTGCCATAATTATTTTTTTAAAGATTAAAATAAAAAAAGGAGGAGAATTAACTCCCCCTTTTAATTATTAGTTCTAGAATGATCCTCCTGTAACAGGATTTCTCATTACAATTTTAAGAACTTTAGTTGGATCTTTAACCCAAATAGCAGGCATTGTCTGCGTCATCATAACTCTATAACCATTAAAGTTTCCGGTAGAAGCAAAACCTTGAGATCTTCCCATATAGTCCATAGTACCATTTTGGTAGAACCATTTAAGTTGATTATCCCAAGAAAGTTTCAACAAGTGAATGTTGTCATTTCCTTCATCTGTAACATCAAAGATAATAAAGCTATAAGAACTTAGAGGACGACCATCAATTAATGGGTTCTCAATATCATTAGTATTTAAATTATCAAATGCAGGATTCAGTACAAACTTAACGTTAGCTAAGAAAGGAATAGTAAAGCTTGTATAAGCAAAACCATAATCTAAATCCATACCTGAACCACTAACAGCTCCGATATCTGATGCATTTTGAACTAGACCTGAACCATATACTTCATCAGCAATAGCTTTGTTGATCAATTGCATTCCTGCAATACCTGTTTGTACAACAAGTGATCTTTGTGGGTCTGGCCCTTTAAATTCAACTTTACCTTGGTAGAAGTTGTAAAGTTCAGACTTAAACATGTCAAGAGTAAATGAAGACTTGTTATATACTCTTTTGAAAGAGTTATCTAACTGTGCCCATAAACCTACAGATAATCTAATATCATCTGGTCCATCTTGTTTAATTCTACCACCTTTACCCCACATTAGGTAAGTTTCAATATCCGTTGCAATTTTAGATAAGTGAGCGGCTTCCATATTTGTAATGAAAGTTCTTGTAAGAGTTCCATTTTCAAATGCTTCTCTTGCTCCTGCTTTACCCATATTTGCTACAAGCCCTTCAATACTAGGTACTGATGGATTGTTAGGATCTGTGTTAAAGTTTCTCCAAATCTCAGTTACTGGTACAGTACCATCAGCATTCAAACCACCTTTGATCATTAGATCAGCACGGCTTGAAATAGAATAATGTACATGTGCTTCTGCTCCACCTACAAAATTGTAGAATTCACGGAAACCAGATCCTGTTTCAATGTCAGAAAAACGCTCACCATACTCTCCTCTTGCAGAACCTTTTCTGAAGAATTTAGTACCTTTAGCTAAATATTGATTAGCTAAACTTGCTGCGTTGTTGTTGTTTACTAATTGAACTGTATATATAAAACCGTCACCTGCTGGGATAATATCATCAGCTGTAATGTACAATTCTAAACCGTTATACTTATCATAAGTGATAATATCACCATGACCAAAAGTTCTTTTAGAAATTTTAATTTTAAATGTTGTTCCATCTACACCTTTTGTAGTGTTTGCAGGTTCAATATCCGCAATGATATACGGAAGGTCTTGTGCAATAGGAGTTTGCCATTTATACTCACCACGTGCATTATCTACCATGATTGTATTCTTTCCGCCAAATGATGCCATTTGATACAAAGGCATTTCTACCTTTTGGGTCATAGCCCAAAGATCAACTGGTCCCATATCCATAGGCTCAGCATTACCGAGCATTTGGGTTAGGTGGTAAGAATCAACATGAGAACTTGCTTTGTAGCTTGTATCTCTTAGGAAAATCCCATTATTTAATACTGGAGTTGCCATAATTTTTACTTGTTTTTGTTGTTAATAATTAATTTACTGTTTATATTTAATTGTCTAATTAAATTCTCTTAAAAATATTATTGGTTCTTGGTAATTTTTTTCCTGCAGTTTTTCTTTTTGTTGCAACATCTCTTTCTTGTACACCTAATGATGCACCCCCTTTACTTGCCGCTGCAGTTTTTAATTTCCTTACTGTACTTTCTACACTTTTTTGTGCACCTTTATCCATTATTTTTGCTTTATATCCATCTGGATCTTGCAACAACCATAATGCTTCTGATATTAATGTATAGTTTGGTTCTACAAATTGATACTTTTCTAAAAGGTGGCCAAGTAAATTTGTATTTTTTCCACTAACTGATGGGTAACTTGGTTGTACTAAACCATTATATAGCATAGCTTGTGTTTTTCTGTCTACTTTAATATCACCCAAAGTACCTTCTTTAAGTGTTTCATATACATTTGACATGTATTGTTGTGATGCATGTTCTTGTTGTTTTCTTTTTAAATCTTGCTCTTCAAGTTTTTTAACAACAATTTTTTCTTGCATTTTATCTAACTTAGGCTTAAACTTAGCAGCTTGCTTTTCAAGCTTACCTAAGTCTTTCCAGATTTCTATTTCTTCAGCTATTTCATCTGAAGTACCATATCCAGTTGCACCTAAATATTCTTTAATAATTGTTTCTTGATCTGTTTCAGATTTAAGACTTAATTGTTTAGTTTCTTCAACACTACCTAAAGTATTAAATAAACCTTTAATATCTGTTCCACCATCTGCTACATATCTTGCAGCAATTTGTAATTCTTCTGGTAAACTTGCAAAAAATTGTTTAGGAGTTTCACGTCTTACTTGATTAGCTTTTTCTTCTAAGTTAGCTTCAATTAATTCTTCCCAATCTTTTGCACTGTAATCATCTAATGATTTTTCATCATCAAAAGGTACAATTTTGTCATCTTTAATAAGTTTACTGAATACATCAGATATACCATTAATTGACTTTCTACCTCTTTTTTCTTTATTTTCTACATCGTCTTCAGTCTCATCATCTAATGCATCTAAAATATCATCAGCTGATTCTACTGCCTCATTAGTAGGTTCTGGTAATACATCTTCTAAATCACCTGTTTCTTCTTTTGTTTCTACAGATTTTTTGTTACTTAAGTCATCTACACCATCGTCATCTACATCAGCAAATGTAAAATCTGCTTTTTTATTTAGACCTGATAAAATATTTGGTTTATTTGTTTTAGATTCTTCAGGTAATGTAATAGCACTACCACTTGGGGCACCATTAAATATCTCATCTAAATCAATGTCTAATGTTTCTACTTTACTTTTCACAGTATTTTCTGTTGCATTCATAATCTTGTTGGTTTTAATAGTTGGTTCCTATATATACAATATAATAAAAGTTTATCTATACTACAATAGATAAACTTTTATAATTTTATTTTTAAGTAAAGTATATTGCAGTATATAGCTAACACTAATTATTTCTCTTTGGATTTTTTAGATGCTTTAACATCATATTGATTTTTATTAGTTCTTGCTATTTCTAAATCTTTATTTGCAACGTCTCTTGTAGCTGCAATTTTTTCCCTTTCTACTTTTAATCTTTCTGATTCCATGGTGTTTTTCATTGCCAACTCATCACGTTTTAGATTTGTTTGTTCTTGAAATCTAGTAGTATCTCTAATATCTTTCATTGCATCTTGATAATCAGAGACTTGATTTTGATTTATATCAGAAGTTGCTCCAAATCCTGCAGATCTAATTTCTGCAATAGTTATATCATTTTGTCTATTTTTATCATTTTCTTGCATTTCAGCTTGTAACTTCATTTGCTCTTCTTGAGCTTTAGCTTGAAGTTGTTGTTCTTGCATTTGACGTTGCTGTTGCATTTCTTGAGCTCTTGTTTGTTGCTGACGAACTTCTGAGTCTTTAAGTATATCTGTTATTTCTGATATTGAATCTGCTTTAACAATATTACCAAGCTCATATATAGATGCTCCAGTTGTGTTATTTGTTAATGCCATTTGTTTAAGTTGCTCTAGAATTGCTCTGTGGTTAGTTTTAGTAGTCGCAAATACATTAAAATCTCTAAGTAATAGATCAGTACCATTCATTGTAAAATTGACCTTCTGAGCTTCTGTAGAGATATATGATAATCTAACACTTGGTTTAGTGCTGTTATAATATTGTGCCAAATCAGTTCTCATTTGATGTACTCTTGGCATTAAATGGTCCGAATGCTGTACAAAGTATATTTCTGTTTGTGCGTAAGATTGTTGCATTGCATTTACTACACCTGTTGCAGTTTCTGCAGATACTGCTCCACCCAACCTTTGTGGATTAATACCAATAGAATCAAAACATTGTTGTTTAAAATAATTTGCTAATTGTATTCTTGACATTAATCTACTAGTTTGCTCCATATTTAGAGTTTGATAGTGATTAAAATTAGTGGCATTTTCTGTATTAGTAATTGATGTATCTAAAGGTAACATCTGAAAATCTTTCATAGCAACAAATGCTTTTGCATAATTGTTTTTACCCCAATCTTCACCCATTGAATGACGAGGTAGTGCATTTTGATCAAACATTATTACAGTACCTAATTCATCAATAAGAATATCTGCAATTTGATTATTAACCATATTATATCCAACTTGATAAGCTTTCATTAAATCTACCAAGGATGTTGATCTAGTATTCCTATCAGAAAAAACTCTGCCCTCTACAGGTAGTTTACAACCGTATAATGAATTTTCACCTTTAAATTGAAAAGGTAATCTTCCTGGTTTTTCTCTATTAATACCTAAGTATATAGGGTTAACATTATCATTCATTGTGGTTCTCCACATAGCAGGTACATTAGGACCTACTTTTACTCCACCCCATGTTTCATTTATCCAAATCCATTCAACATGTTCACCTTGCAGCAATGTATCTTTAGATTTATTTTTAAATATTGATGTATCATAAACTGGTTTTTCAGTTATTTTAAATGATTCATCTATAATTTCTTGTGTTACTTCACCATCAAATTCTATCTTAGTTAAGTGACCTACTTTTCTTTGAGTTTTCCAATAAATTGTAGATACTCTCATTAAATTGCCATCACCCCATTGTTCTAAGTCTTCACTTTGAGAAAGTATTTGAGTAAGTATATCTCCACCACGTGCAGGATCAGCCATGTAATTACTAGCATATTGTCTGTACGCTAATCCAGGGGCGTTTGTATTCCACTCATGAGATCTAGTAGCATCATAATATGATCCATCATTTTGATAACCGTTAACTTGATATTGTGCAGAACGTGCTGGATATATTTTTTGTAAAGATGACAATTGTTTTTCATCCATTAAATAACCATATTTATCTACTACATCAGATACAGTCATTAAGTCAATTTTACCTACATAATTAGAATCTGCTATGTATCTTTGATCTGGAGATTTTTGATAAAATGTTAATACAGGATTCCATAACTCTACATCATAGTCATCCTCTAACATACGGAAATGCCAAAACTCTCTATCTGCAATAAGCATATCACGGAAACCTCTTTCCTCTAACTCATGCATTTTAAATCTTTCCTCATCCACGTTTAATTGGTGAGTTGCCCATTCTTCTATACTACTTCTATAAGACTTGCTAAAGTAATCTTCTATTTCAGGAAGTGTTTTTAAATTTTCAGGAGATAGTTGCTGTTGTGCTTCTTCAGATGCTGGATCCATTCCTGCTTCTATCATTTTTTGAACTAATTGCATTTCAGCATCAGCTAATAGTGTATCTTCTATTGCTGATTTTTTTTGCTCAAGCATTTCATTATAAGACTTATCATCTACTGCTCTAAATTGTACTTTATTATATCTTTTTGTAAATTCTCCACTTAGTACATTTATTACATTTGGAACAATAGGGTAAAATTTAAGCTCTAATGCAGAATCATTTTCTTTTGTTAAAACATCCATTATATCTTTATAGTCATTGTCTTCTTCAACTATATAATCTGATTTATCAATAATACCTTTTGCTAATTTATAATTTTTTAAAAGCCTTCTTGCATTTGATCTTAAAAATTCAACACCTTGTAATTCTAACCAATCTAAATTCCATGCTGACCAATCATCAGTTTTTTCTGAAGCAGGTAAAAACTGTACTGGTTGAGTTAAACTTGAATACGTAGAGCTAGATTCTGCTTTAGCGCCATTTTTTAACTGCATTGCATTTAATACTTTCATTCCGTATTTTGTTTAGTTAAATCTATTTAATATTTTTAAATCCAGACCTGTTGGGTCTATTAGTTCTTGATGTTGAACTGCGTCCAATATTTTTAAATGGACTATACTTTAATTTATACAAATTTTCTGAATTTACCAAGGATTTGTTCTCTGATTCACGTCTTTTAGTATATCCTCTATTAGATTGTTGTATTTTAACAAATGCTATTAATGCACCAAATGCAACTAATCTATCTACATTTAAACCAGGGTAATAAGCTAACATTTCTTTTATTAACATGGGGTCTGGTATTCTTTCTACACCTAATGTTTGATTTGTTACTACACCATTAATATCTGTTTCTTCATCAATTACTTCTCTTAAGAATTCTATAGCGTAAGATATTAAATGACTTTTAAATAATGTTCCTGTATTTTTCCACCCATATTCTTGATATACAGTTTTGTTGGAACCTAGATCTTTTAAAAATAATATTTGTTGTTTGGGAACCAAGTATCTTTGCTTTCTTCTAGCAATCATGTGTTGTATAAAAAGAGATATGTTATTTTCTACTAATGTCCATGCATTATACCACTCTATAATTAGTTCTAATCTTTCATGTGTTTTGTTGATATCATCAAACCGGCCACACCATGCTGCAACCACTTTATCTTTTTCTATAAATTGTTCTACCTCTCCTGATTCTGTAGTTCTAATTACTTCCATTGCATTTTTATAAACAAATATAGAACACAATGAATCTGATGTTGTAGTTTTACCTTCTGACACTGGGTCAATAGAAGCATAGTATGCTCCAAACTCTGGACTTTTTATTGGCCTTTCCCAAACAACAATACAACCTGTTTTATCTATTTGTTTTTTATCAACTGGAAATTTACTTATTGGTAGTTTATTAGTTCTTTTTGCTGATATACCTTTTTCATCTCTATCTAATTCTATTAATTCATAAGGGTATTCTTTTTCTTCAATTCTTTTTTGTTGTTTTGATAATACGCCTTGTGGAAATATTGAAGCTTTTCTATATGCAAATGCTTCAGCAATATTCATAGGTTTTTGAGAAATTCTTAATTGAAACTGCTCTCCATTTAATTCATTTTTCCATTTTGATCTTTCTTGTACAATTGCTTTTACCGCCTCTTCCACTTGTGAATTTCCGTAATCATCAATAAAAGGAGGCATAGACCATTGTTCTGGAATAAATAAACCTGCCATTCCTATTGTTCCATCTGCATCCATTAAATTAGTTTCAACAGAATAAATATCATTTGCATTTGGATTAAGTATCATTTCTTTTAAAGGGTTGCATTGCTGCAAATCTCCAACAGATCCTGCTGCTATAAACATCCCTGTTGTCATCATTCCTGATGACATTGCTGGACGTAAGTACTCGTATGTATCAGACATCTTTGGTGCTATACCGGCTTCTTCATGAAAGAAGTATGAACATGGTCCCCCTACCCCTGTAGTAGCATTTTTTTCAAATGAAGCACCTTGTATTTTAGATTTTAAACCTCTTGCTGTTTTTCTATTATTTATTTTAACTTCAATTTGCTGTTGCCATAATAATACTTTTTCTGGGTTACTTGGTCTATACCACGCAGTATGTTCATTAAGAAAAGTTTTATATTCATCTAAAAATTTCCAAGATCCTTTATCATTAATGAAATCTTTTAATGATGCTCCAATTTTACAAATAGATCCTTCTTCAAACCAATATGTATTAATTAGTTTTCCCATATGAAAATATGAAGAAGCAATTTGACGTTTTTTTAATATTGCTGAATGTTTATTATTTAGTTCTGCTAATAACTCATAAAGAGCCATGTGATATTGTGCATCTCTTACTTTAGCAAAACCATAATGTTTTTCTTCTTTATCAAATATGGGAAGAAAGTTTAACCACATATAATAATCTCTAGTTAAAAAAAAACTTTTAGAACTATCATTATATATTACACCTACTCTACATTTGTTTTTTTGATCTTCCCAATAATTAGTAAAGTCTTTTGATCTAAATGGTGCGTTACAATAAAATCCCTGTTTATTAAAAGCTTTAGCTTCACTATTAAATATATATGCTATATCTGTAAACCCATAATCACCAGGTTCTTTAAATATACTTAATATATAATCTATAAATAATTTTTCAGTTTCAAAATCAGTTGTTGACCATTCTCCATTTGTATATGTAGGAACGGTTTTATACATTCGGTACTTCAACTAAAATTGCAAATACATCACCTTCTTGAATTAATAAATGTTCTTCTTGATTGTGTTTCATTGCGGTAGGTAAACAATGTTCCGTATATTGAATAACATCTCCCATTTTAATTTCTTCTACTTTTTGCCCTATACCAACTACAGTACCTATACATTCTTTTTTAACAGCCATTTCAGGTATAATAAATCCTGATTCAGTCATTGTTTGAGCTTTTTTTTGTTTGATTAAAAGTTTTTTTCCTACTGGTATTACTTGTTGTGCCATCTTTGTTAGTTTTTTTTATATTATTAAATTCTGGTTCATCCCAATAACAGAAATGCCATTGCGTTTTATTTTTACTCATTTATAGTTGATCGTATGCTAATCCTGCACCACCACGTACTGAACTTTCTTGTTCTTGTTTCATATCAGTAAATGCACCTTTGTAAGAACTTCTTATTTGCTCAAATTTTGCAGCAGCATTAACCATTGAATTTATATTACCGTCTCTGCCGTGTTCTATTGCAGTAACTTCCATATATTTTGCCAATCTATCTAACATGGATTTAATGCCCACATAAGCCCTGTATGTAGGTGTCTCATACATTTTTTTACACATATCTAAAGCATATCTAATTTTACCGTCTTCAGGTGATTCTTCTAAACCAACTTCTTCTATAATTATATCTTCTTTTTCATGTTCTGGTAAATTAAAAAATGGATTTAAATCTGGATTTGGACAACTCATGTAAAATACATATTGATATACTTGCATATATGTATCTGGATATTCTGTCATTATTTTTTTAAGAAATGGTAAAGAATAACAATGTTCAGAAGGTATAACTTTATTGTTTTGTATATCAAATAATCTAATTAACATATATTATATTTTATGGGTTAGTATTCATATATCCCTGTATAGTAGAATAACTATCAGTGACTATTAATTCAAGTCCACTGCTTAATAAAACTCTTACTACACCAGGTAAAAAGTTCTTATTTATAGTAGAGTAATAAGCAGATACACCTACAATTTGTAACTGAGTAATATAAAATGGAGTAGCAGTACTACTATTCCAATATTGTTCTCCACCCGGACTATCAGTTAATATTGTAACTGTAGTTAATGTAACATTTGTTGCCATAATTATCTATTATCTTTAAGCCACATCATTAATGAAGATA